ATCCCACTGATCTTCAGTGAACAGATTGCGGGTGAGTTGTGAAGTCATTAGAATTGAGAAAGTGTGAAGAAAGAAGGTGAAAGATTCAAGCGAGACGCATACCGTTGAAGAAAGGAATTGCACCACCACGTTGACCAACAAACCAGTTGAAGTTCTTGGCAAACACTTTCTCACCAGGCAAGCCATGCACTGCGAGAATAGCATTGAGGCGAGACTTTGTGGTGACAGATTGCCAACCACCATCGAACAGTTGAATGAAGTCATTACCCACAGAGGCAATATGATTGCCGTGCAGATAAACAAACGACACGTCGCTGATGGTCACAACTTGAGTGTTGCTAGACTTGAAGTCGCTACCGTTGGTGATGGCATCATTCATCAGACGTTCGATTTTCCGCATGAGAGTGTAGAGAAAGGATTGGGTTGTGAAGGGGGTGGGTCGTTCCCTCCCCCTCATGTGGCCAATATACGACGGCCAGGGGGCCATTACAAGGGGGCTTGTGCAGCCTTGTGGACTGGCACAGGGTAGATTAGTTTTTCATCAGCATAGCTTGCATTAGCATGATTTTGGCATATTCTGTCGCACCTTTCTTATCCTTAACGTTCATCGCTTGCAGATAGTTTTCGATGACATCGTTGATGTTAAGATTCATCTTTTCAGTTGCAGTCATTTCACGGGTGATGGTTTCAGTAACAGTGAGTTTCATGATTGTGTTGGAGTAAGTGTTAGAAAAGACAGTGTAAGGACTCAAGGATTCTTTACACTTTCCACCATATCTGCAATCTCTTCATCATCACAATAGTGTGACAGTTCTTCCATCAATTCACTCTCATTATACTCACACATACTATCAACAATCTTGTCGATGGCAAATGCACACAAATCGCGCATGTCCATGTTATCAACAACTCGCTCAGCATAAAGTTGAGTCAATTTAGAAAGCTGTTCTTCAGTGAGTGTCATTGTGTTGGAGTTTGAGTGTGGATTAGGAAGGGCAATCATCAAACAATAACGTTAGAATCGGGATCAAATGTAACCTCTGAAATGACATCGAAATCCTCTGTCATTTTGACATAATTCCACTCACCTTCATCTTCACCTTCTTGATAACAATGAATGAAATTGTCGGAATCTTGCTTTACATAACAACCATCATAGTTCTCCTCATCATAAACATAACCTGCAGCAATCAGAGCATCAGTGAATGTCATGGGGTGATCCCTTTCAACATGGCCAATATACGATGGATCTAGGGCGCAGTCTAGGGGGTGTGTGTCAGTTCTTGGACTGTCACACTACACCAAGACGTGACGATAGTCCAGGGATTTAATACACCAACCTGTCCATGCAGTGATCTCTTCAATGAGATCATCTTCATCATCGGCACTCCAGATGTGTCCTACTGTATCGTCGATGATGTCATTCATCTCAGCAGATGTGATCTCATCTTCAGAACCAGTGAAATCAAACTCGATGGATGTAATTTGGAATTGCATTGTTCGTGGATGAATGTGTTGTTTAATCAGAGACATTAGATCACAGAAACGTTAATTTCTTTGATGTTAAGTCCACAGAGTTGATTGTAGACGCGCTTGCTAATCGTATCGCAAGCATTTTTTAACTTAGACCGCTCGTACCAGATAGTGATACAACCGTCGAAAGTTTCAACCTGAATACGAATGTCTTTCATGATTCAGTATGCAGAAACAGTGGTATAGAGAGTGTTGGTAGTGTTATACCACAGATTCACATCACACTGGTATTCTTCACTCAAACTGTACGCGATGTCGTAAGCTTGATCAAGGTCAGCAGTTTGATTCTCCCATGGGGCAGCAGCGCAGCGGATGTCAATTCGAGTCATGTGTGTTTCCTTTGGTATGTGGCCAATATACGATGCACTGGCGGCGTCTGGGGGCGCCTGTGGCCAGTCTGTGGACTGGCACCCAGGGTAGACTATACCATCACAAGATGTTTGGTAGGTTGAACAGAATAGGTGAAATGTGCTGCGGTTACAGATGCACCAGCGAGACCAATTTCATCAACAATTTTCCACGAATCTTGAGTTTCTTCGATGACAACGTAACCAAAAGTACCAGCGATTGGCAGTTGATCTAGACCACACTTTTCGGCGCTGCGTTGTGTCTTAAAACGTTGCTTACGATTCCACCAACCGTTGCGAGCAACGTTATCACTAGGGCCGAAACTGATGCAAATGTAGTTAGACATTTGTTTGTGAGTGTGTTTCTCTCAACATGGCCAATATACGATGGATGGCCCTCTAGGTCAATGGGCTGAACGATCAGCGTATTTTATGAGTATAATTGCGTTTCATAAGATTCTTACATACCACAAATCTTTCCCACTCTTTATCACTAAAGTTGTCAGATGCGTATGGGATACCAACAATGTAGGCACAAGTTCGATTGATTCTTTCCTCAATCTGTGCAGTGGAGAGTGATGCAGCTCAATCATCTTTGTCTAAGTAATCAAAACGCTTGGAGAATAGAACAAAAAAGAACCACGCAAATGCTGCTGAAATGATGAGAAAGTAGAGCACTACCACATACCTCGCTGAACGCGAATCTTGGAAAGGTTAGAGTGAATCAATGTTGATAGCATGTTGAAACATTTGACGAAACTTCCATCGCTCTCGATAATACTTTGGACCTAGACTTGTTTTATACAATCCAGAGAAAGAGTGGAGATTTCTTTTCTCCACTCTGGCACGATTTTTGTACCACCAACTATCAAACCTCATTTTTTGTCGATGTTCTTGTATTTTAGGACTAAAATGATGATCTGGAAGTGCCCACCATTCATCTATTTCTTTTCTGTAACTATTCACATAGTCAGTGATCATTTCGGAGGTAATCATCATGCGTACAGATAACCACCTGCCCAGTCAGCATTTTCCAGAAGGTATTCACGATCAGCAATCAATCGCAGATCATAACGAACACCTTTGGCAGGAACTTTCCAAGAAGCAGACTTATACACTTCGCCCGATTGCTTATCAACGAAAGCATGAACAGAGCGACCACCACCACCATCAATCATGATGATTTTGTGATACTTTTTGCCAGTCTCAATGGTATAATCAATGTCACACTTACCAGACTTCAGTTGCTCAATCTTAGCCTGATGATATTGTGATTGTATAGAATCAGTATTGTCGTAAGTATAGTTGAAGTTCTCAATCGAACGCTGATGAGAACGAATCGAATACTGACGATAATTGTCCTTGAGGGCTTCAATCAGCAGACGAATATTCTTGAGAACCGAATCAGCAATGGTTTGTTGTGCTTGGAGTTGCATTGAATTGATTTCTCTCATGTGGCCAATATACAATCAATCCAGCCCCAGCACAAGGGGGCTTGTGCAGGTTATTCAAGTGGCACACTAATACACCCACAATGCAATGGAGTTTCTTATACCTTCCACAACTGTTGTAACATGATGAGGATACAAAAACGAAGATGGAAATAATACTGTTTGGCCTGCCGCCAATTCTATTTTGCAATCACTAATCATAAAATCACCACCAACGAAATCATCATTCAGAAGTGTAACAAGACTCAGAAATGGAATACCTTTGATGTTACCATCAAAAATACTCTGAATGTGATCACAATGCTGAATAATACTGCTGCCAGGATGATAACGAAGGTATTTTGGATAACTAACACCATTCCATCCAGAAAAGTAATCAGAATTATGTTCACCTATAATATAACTGGCAATCACATCATGAAACTTATTCATTATCCATTCATGCGATTCAATCGCACCAATGTAAGATTTTGATTCATTCTGATTACTATATTCTTCACCAGTTGTTTGATTGTAAAATGTATTTGTTTCCCATTTTACTCTATCAAGTTCAGATAAAATTAAATTGGTTTCATTGTTATCAAATACATCATACACAGAAATGAAATGATCTAGTGTTGTAGTAAATGGATTCATTCTCTTGGCTGTGGTGCTATTTTATCATGGAAAACATTATTGACAAAAATTGTAATTTCCCCTTGCAATTCTGTTGCATAGAATTGACCTAACTCATATGCTTCTTCAAGTGAGCTGCAATGGTGATGATTGATACCATTGGTGATAAAGAACTCGTCTTGCATTGTTTTATATTAACTGTTCTATTTAACTACCAAGATTTGGGTTTGGTGAAGTTGTAGTAGGAGAATTGGCGACGATTGACTAACTTGAACGTTCCATAATCGTTGGAGTGAACATAACCCTCATGACCAGAAATGTGATCAATACCAAGATCAAGCTTTGCATCAACTTGATCACCAGTGATCTCAATTCCCTCCATGATTAACAGTTTCACTTCAGTTAGCAACTCAAACAACCACAGCAGATTGCCGTCGATGCAATCAATTACGCGATTCTCACGAATACACTTGTTAATTGCAATCTTCAGTTGTTCCGCTTCTTTCTTCATAGGGTATTTAACAAAGTTGCTAATCACACTTGCGAGAGCGAGAAGATAATCAACGCGACGACGACGTGATGTAAATTGTGCAGTGCAATCTACAAAATGAACAGAAGAAAAGGAATTAAGAAAACCACTATCGGAGTCTTTAACAAAGTTTGCTTCCAAGTCTTTGATCGAACTGCCAACATAACGTGTATGAGGAACAACAACCACAGAAGCACGAAGTACATCCGTGGAAACAAAGTCATAAGTGATAGTATTGGGCGTAAAAGTGCTTTGACCGCCATAACCAATAAAATCACACTGATAAATCTCCTCAACGTGCGGGAGCTCAGCGAGGCAGGTATGAAGAATCGCTGCGACCTTAGGATTAGTGCCGTGATTCTTTTCGATGTCAGCGTGTGTATAATTGATCTTAACTTTCTTCTTGTTGAATACACTTTTTGTTCCAACGAAGAACTCATAATTCTCAGGATTTGTGCCAAATACAATAGCAGGAGCGCCATCGTATTTAACACTGCAACTACCCTTACAGTTGCGAAGATAGTTAATCGTATCCTGCACAGCTTTCTTGCCAAGCAGTGCAGAATCTTCAGGATGTTCGAGATGGAGGTTCTTCATGTGGCCATCATACAGTAAAAAAGGGGTCTGTAAAGACCCCGTGTGACAGTTTAGGAATTGGCACCTCCCTGCAATTCTTTCACACGTTCATGACGTAGATTCAGGAGGTCGCTATAATGTTTGATTTGTTCTTTAGTCAGTTGAAAGTTATTGCGGTGCCACTCTTGGCGCAATTCTTTCATTTGTTTCAGCACTTCAGATGGTTTCATAATCAATAATCGTAGTCAGCGTTCAGGTATTCGTTGAAGTCAAACTTGTCATCATAAGGTTCAATAATGTCGAAGATTTCGCCAGGCATGTCTTGAATCTCAAACCACAGATCGGTGTCGAAGTCCATAGGAATCTCAGGAACTTAGCTATAATACATCAAATGGTAGGGTCGAGGCAAGATAGTGGACAGTTACTAATCTGTCCACCATCCATATGAATGTAAATTGGTTGACTATCGTTCCAATGACGAATTACGCCCGCGACAATAAAAAAATTAGTAATGAGATAAGTGATGAATATAAAAGTCCGTATATGAGCAATGTTGTCTGCTTCTTTGTCATCTTTACCTGCCTTTTCTCCTATTGCTTTAGCCCATAATCTCCACGTTGTTTTTCTCTTTTTCATGATAAATTAAATGCGATTGAGATGCGGTCTTCATCGGATTCATTTAGTTCAACAAGATGTTGTAAATGTGATGGGAATGTTATTAATGTTCCTTCTTGTGGTGCAAACCCAAATGTGTGAGTATAGTTATGTTCTTTTTTCACATCACTGTCAATACACTCTATTAAGTCGTACTCAACAAAAGAATGAGGATTTGGAAATATCAATTTTCCACAATTCTTTGGTGTTTTAACCCAAAAAACACCAGATAGAATAGATGCAGGGTGACAATGTATTTCATTGTAATTATCTTTCTTGTTTATGTTGATCCACATATTACGCAACTCAAACCTATGGTTGTAATGAGTTAGCGATTGAAATGTGTTGCTCAAAATATAATTTTTGAACTCAGAAAACGACTCTTGTTGATAAAAATCTGATGGAGATTGCCAACCACCACGATTAGTTAAAAATACGCTATCTGTCATAGATTGATAATTATAAATCCAGTCAATCAAATCTTTACGAATGTAATGGTACAAGTCACACTCAGTCTCTGTAATAATTGATGGAAATACAGTATAATTATGAATCTTCATTTTTGGTCTAATGAATGTATTAAATTAAAGTCAGAACGATAGACAACGACTCTTACATCTTGTGATTTATGTCTACCTTGACGGACAAGTATAGAAATAGAGTGATCACTCACAAAAGCAATCACTCCATCCATTCCTTTGTATTTAACAGATACACCCTCAGACAACAGCATCAAGATCCTCCAGGAACATCCAATCGTCAGGATCTTGACCATCAACAACAAACTCTAGATAAAGTGCATCAGCATCATCTAAACGATCTTTGTCCACTAGGTAACACATTTGATGATTCCAATGGTCTTCAATTTCGATCAAGATTTGGCGATGTAGATTAGTCATGAGAACGCAGCTTCAAGAGGATTCATTTTAATTTGCATGGCCGAGTAGGGTGTAGTTTGCTTTGGATCGATTACACTACCCACTGTCGATGAATTGATTGGGGAATGGTATTTTCTTGTTTTGGAGTTGTAGAATCCCCAGATGCAACGAACAGACTTACCAAGATTATAGTCATAAGTGCGATCATCACATATCCAAATGGCAGTAATGTTGCGCTTGAAAGATGTTTGCTCATAGTGATAATTCTGTGGTGCTTTGTGAGGAAACTTGACAGACATGATCAGGTTACAAATGAATCGACAACACGAGATTCTTCTTCTCCTACAATCAAAAATCGTGGTGCTTTAACCACATTTGCCATGATACAATCATCAAACGATTCTACATACTCATCGCGCCACTCTAGCAGCAAATCGTGACATTCATTATCATCTTTGGCAACAACATTAATTGTGCCACCATATTCTGAAGAAGGAAACTTAACCCAATAATCGACAATGTAAAGTGATTTCATCTCTGTTTGTGAATTACTCCTATATTTTAATTGATTGTGTGTCTTTTGTCAATTCATTCTACTTTGCAGTCAGGGTGCCACACTTTAAGTTCAGCACAATACTGTTCTTTAGGAGTTTCTCGATAATAAGACTTAAACATTTTGTTGTCTCGTGTGATTAGAAATGCTTGCCAACCAAGCATTGCACCGAATAGAATTGTGAAAGTCAAATAATACTTCATGCTGCAGCTCCAGAAGGGATTTCGACACTTTCGAGATAAGTTACGTCGTGCCACTTGCAAGTATCGTAGCACAACCACTCTCCATCGGTGGTATAGAGATACGCATACTCTTCTGCATTTTGCGTGAGATAGTCACTGATGCGCCAG